GCAGTCATTGAGTATCTTGATGACTTTAAACTCTACAATTCCCTCATGGAATTGAAGAAATGGTATGTAAATACTATATGTGATCGTAACGATTCACTTGGAAGGGACTATTTAAAGGCCCTTAAGGCTAATTGCCTTAATCTCTGTTTTGGTAACAAACAGAAAGAACTTATTTCAAATAAGCGTTTTCCTGGCTTTTCACAAAAGCAGGGTTATTGTGTTGATTTATATCAATACTTTACTGGTGAACTCCAGTTTATAAGAGACCGTTATATCTCTTTAACCAGTTTAACTGGTTCTCATAATTGGCTCAAGAAGCTTAGCTACAAGAGAACACAATTATGCGTAACTATTGCCTTAGGCAGTAGATCTGACTTTTATGGGTCAGCTAAACAAGGGCGTGAGGCTCTTGAATCTGTAAAAGATATTACAGAAAAGTCTGAGATTAGCTCTCAGAGTCTAAAAGCTTATGGCTTTGCCTGCAAGATTGCAGCTCAAAGATTCCGGTACAAGGAACCTTCAAATGGACTTAGTCACATTTCAACCTCTAGCTCAGCTACGCAAGGCTACCCTCGCGGTAAAGTAGGTCGTTCTCTTTATCATCATAAGAGATATTCCGATCTTGAGGATTGGATATGCCTTTCCGAAATGAAAAGGTTTGAAGGTCTTTATGACTTTCTTGGTATTCGGGTTTTACACCCAAATATGATGAAGCTTCTCAACTATGTTGGGAATTATGACAGCTTCATTGACGGTGATACACCTGTCCCTGTAAAGCATTTACTTTACGTTGATCCGGGTCCAGTAACTGGAAACCTGGAAGAATTAACATGCCATGTAATGGATGTTATTGTTTCTGCTTATGAGAAACCTCCTCTAGCCATGGGCAATATTATACTGCTCTCGATGACTAGAGACATAATGAATGATATTCATTTCAGTGAACAACCTCAAGTTATTCACGGGTTTCCTCTTTTTGAGAAACCTATTCTTGACTTCTCAGTCATGACTCTCCCTAAGGTTATTGCTAACCTTGTTCAGGAGACTGCTCGGAAATTCCGAGTTGTAACCTTGGCCAAGCCTTGGTACTCAGCTGTTTCAGCTGTTTTCTGTCACGATATTCGCGACATGCTTAAGAGAGATAAGACTCTTAGGCTAGGCTTTGAAGAAGCCCACAAACTCTGGGAGTTTGCTAAGACCATAGGCCCAAAGGGTATAGGTCCAGATGATTACATCTGCTCTTCGGATTTAAGCGAAGCTACATATCGGATGCCACATCCGATGTTAGAGAAACATAAAGTAATTTATGATTCTGCAGTTGGCCATGGCCAACTAAGGCAATTGATGTACCAATGCCTTTTACATAGGGAACGTAAGGTAACCCTATCTAGCCAGACAATATCTGACTATGGTCCTATAAGGGACGACATAAAGGAATTTATGAGTAACTCGGGATCCTTTATGGGAGAGAATACGTCGTTTATCGACTTGACTCTCTTCAATGATAACTGTAGTTTCATTGCTCAATGTTATACTTTATATAACATGAGGATCGGCAATACTGATCCTGACGGGGATATTGTACATTTCCCTCGTGACTTTAGTCGAATACTAAAGTTCAGCGTTAAAAAGCCTTATTCACAGGCCGCTGGTGACGACTTAATCGCCATATCGAAGCTTATCTTCTCTGTTATATTACTTAATGTATATAGCA